GCCCATCTGTGTATAAACAAGCTCATCGTAAATTCTAGTAAAAAATAAAAGAGTATGTATGTATACAAAAGTTGTAGCCAAGATAGTGCTACAAAAGAATATAAAGCTAATCCAAAATAAATAACATATAAAATGGTAAGTGGCACACTAATACACCCACTTTAGAAAAACTCGTCTATCTTCATCATAGTCTTCTACTCTTGTGTGTGTTCCTAATGTAACTCCATCTGATTCTGCTTGTGTAAAATAAGTATCTATAGCTTGGTCTTTAATTACAGGTAGTGTATATCCGACTACAGGTATAGCTTGTAGATAAGTTCTTAGCCCCTCATGCCATTCAGCACTTCTTGTCCACAATTTACTATTGTTAATTTTACCGACTAATGCAAGATGCCAGTTATACATATTACTTTCTAATTCAGGGTTTATAAATCCTGCTATCCACATACAAGGAACATTATTATTTTTTATTAAAATCCAATGTTTGCCATTAACTGTATTTGTAAATGCTTCCTTTATATGTTCTTTTTTTAGCTCATCAGTATTACATTCTTCGGGGAAAATAAATGTTCCACCTTTTAAATCTTCTTTACTATTATTCCATAAAGAATCAAAGATTGAATCATCTATTGTATCTATTTTTTCAAATGTAAAGTTATATGCCATGTTAAATTTTCCTAATAAAGTTTTATGTTTACAGTATTTCCACTGCCTATAAGATTCCAAGGACTTGTTCCCACGTTTCTTGTCGACCCGTTGGATTGTTTCATTACCCAATTATAAGAGTTACTTAGTTCTTCAAACCCTGCATTAGAAATCGTACCCCCTAAAAGACTAGACCTGTGTTGACCGAAAGGATAGTAATGTGTTGTACCACCGACTGTAATTTCAAATCTTTTCAACCCATTGAGTTTCATCCAGTAACTTGCGTTTGATGTATAACTTCCACCACCTGCTGTGTTTGGGTGTGGTGCTGGAGGAGTAGCATTAGATATTACACATATAATATGATACTCCGTACTAGTAGGTGCTCCACTAAAACTAGAATTATTCCAGTTTCTAATTTTTCTTACATAAAATCCTGCTATAGAAGTAGTCGATGCTGCAAAATCAGGGTTAGTAATTGTTATGTTCGATTGTGTGCCAAATGTTGTATTATTTGCAAAATCGTTATTAGTTGATGTTTGAAATCCACGAAAGTCTCGCTTAGTAGATGTATTAAGTTTTGTATCACTACTGCTTTGAGTTGAAGGTGCTCCTGATGTAAAGCTAGTATCACAGAAAAACGACCTATCTTCTTCTGCCGTAAACGACATAGCAGATGAACTCGTAAATGGACTAGAACTATATGCCTGACTTAAGTTAGTAACGGATGTAGAATAGTTGCTTTGGTAATTATTAGCTAAATGATATTCACCTACACTACTGAACGTACCAGAAGCACCTCCTCTTCTTCTTGTGTAAGTTCTTCCACCTATAGTAAATTTATCAAACTTTGTAAATGCTGTTGCGTTATTAGGTTTTATTAGAATTGTCTTATTTACCCCAACATCGTAGTAAAACCTATCAAATTGTTCCGTAGTCGAATGAGTTATACTTCCTATATTTGCATTTGCATTAGGAGTGTTTTCGTGTCTTCCGACAATATATCTATCAGTTTTATCTACTACACCACCTCTAGTAATACTACCTGCTATCAAATTTCCTGCTGTTCCATGAAAATCTGCACCCATTCGTATCTGGCCACTTGCAGCTGCATTACCTTTACCATATAAAGATGACATAGCAACTTGACCTGATGTCAAACCAAACTCATCTCTTATCTGACTGAGTTTTATTTCACCACTACTTGGTAACGGCATTTTTTAACTCCTTAATTTCCTCTTTGAGTTCCTTAATACAGTTAATTAATAAACCATGTATAGCATCGTACTCTACAGTTTTATATTCTTTGCCATCATGTAGTGCTAGTTTCTTTTCTCTAACAGCTTCAGGTAAAACTTTCTCTAATTCTTGTGCAATAATACCAGCAGACTTTTGTCCATTGTGTCTTGTAAATGTAACACCTCTAACTTCATCTATCTTATCTAGTGCATTAGGTATCATTTCGATATCAGTCTTTAATGCAACATCTGATACTGTAGTTGAGAAAGCAATTACATCTCCATCAGCATGAAAATCACCATCCGCCTCTAGTCTGAATCTTTCACTACTATTGGTATAAATTTTAAAACCATTAATAGAATGGTCATAACAAATATCGCCTATATCAGCAGCATCAGTATCACCAAATTGTATTTGTGAGCAATTAGTATTTCCACCAATTATTCTTACACATGCATTTCCTGAATTAACAATATCTAAATCTTTATTCGGACTTGTAGTTCCTATACCTACTCTATTGTTTGTTGAATCTACTTTTAATGTAGACGTATCAATAGTCAAATCACCGCTACAAGATATAGCTCCTGTACCTGTTATATTGTTTGAGTTTAAATCTAAATCAGCCACTAATGATGTAAGGGTAGTAGCAGCATCGAGTAGAGATTGTGCAGTAATCCTAAGTTCTATTCTGTCACCAGTAGAAAAAGCTCTAGCTGTCGTACTTTCTTGTGCACGAGTAACAGTTAATACATCACTGGATCTAGCCGTAACTTTTACAATTTCTAAATTATTTGATGCATCTATAAGAGTTGCTCTAAAATATTCACTGCCTGTTAGAGATGGAAATTTTGATCCATCACCAGATGCTACAGTTATACTAGTAGCAGAATTTGTAATGCCAGACGCTAATGTAGATATAGCATTATTAGTAAACTTTATTGTCATTTAAAGCCCCTTTGTTTTAGCTTACAGTCACAGTCCATGTAATCCCTAATGTATCAGCCGCACCTTTGTTTATCACAGAAAATACAGTTCTACATAAGAGGGTACCACCTGAACTTGCATTTAATAATCCAGCTTCCGTAATAGCACCTGTACCTGTACCAGCACCAAATGATGCTACGTAGGCAACAGAGTTTGTAGTTACAGTAGTAGAAGTAAGAGCAACACGCCCTGCCTCACTACCTAATGCAGTATCGCCAGCTGCAGCCGCAGTTGAACCTGTACCGATAGCCATGTGCGACATAGCAGCATCTGTAGTATCTTTTAATCTAGACGCAATTAAGTTTTTACCTGTGGTAACAACTAAATTAGGTACTACAACTTCTTGCTTTACGTTTCCTTCTGGATTAGTAACAGTAATTTTAAGTTCGCCTGTTACTTTAATTAAATCATTAATCATTCATCCGTCTCCTTAAGTATTAGCTCCAGCTGAAAGTGGAGTAGCATTACATACATGTCCACCCAACGAACTATCATCAACATCAGTATAATGGAATGTGACAACAAGTCCAGCGTTGGATGAATCGCCTTCTGTTATTTTATCATCGTTAACTATGATTTGTCCTACATAACCAGGGCCACCAATGATACCTGTATTAGGCTCATCTCTGGTAAATATAAACCCGACTGTACCATCAGATATGTTAACAAGTTCTGGATACATAGGTGTTGTAACCCCAAGAGTAAGTGTTGTACTTATGCTCTCAGACGCAGAAACACTGTCTGTAGATACTAAATCTACAGTTATAGAATTTACAGCATCCGATGGTATAACACTATCAGCCTTAACTATACTTGGTTGTAAAATTGAAGACTCAGATATAGTTACTGAATCAGACCTACTAGTCGTAAACTCTTTAGCATCAGACTCAGATGCAGATACTGAATCAGTAGGGACAGTATTTATAGTTTTTGCATCAGACTCAGACACAGATACTGAATCAGTAGGGACAGTATTTATAGTTTTTATATTAGATTCAGATGCCGTTATGCTGTCAGATTGTGGTATATCTAGCTGTAATGCTGGTGAATCAGAAGCTGATACTGAATCTGTTTTACCTGCAGGTGTTATTGTTTTAGCATCAGAATCGGTAACATTTATAGGGTCTGGATCAACATCATCATCACTTGGGTCAAAATCTACTGAAGAATTTATTATCTTATTTGGTGTATCAGTAACTGTTACTGAATCAGACTTAACTAGCTGGGCATCAAATACTGGATCACTATCTGAAGATGTAACAGAATCACCTGGAATTAGACTAATTTCAAGAACTGGAGAGTCAGTTATAGATACTGAATCAAATTTCTTACGTGTTGGTACTAATTCAAAAGCTTTTATACCTAGCCTAGAAGTATTTACTGTAGCTGATATCTTATTACCATCACTAACTACAGAACTAACGCTATTAACACTAACGCTAAATGATATAGCCGTTACGGCAATAGCGGATACAAGTCTTATGTTAGCCATTAGAAGTTACTTCTTACTCTAAACTTTAGTAGGTCATATACAGTGTGTAAACTACCATTGAAGTTAACTACTATCTCACCTTCATATGAGCCTTCATCAACATCTAATTCACCACTAGTAAAATTAAATTGTACTTTACCATCAGAACCATCATTAGTTTTTGCACAGCTAATCGTTGATAATACTGATGTCCCACCTACAGCTCTAAACTTTACTGATACTGAAGTAGTAGCCGCTGATAAGTCTAGTGCAGTATTAGCCACATCATCGTTTAATGTCAATTGTATGAGTGGTAACTCATCTCCTTTTACTAATCTAATTACATCTGCCATAGTCTACTACCCAAATGGTTGTCCTTGAACTCTCATGGATGCTCTTCCAGCACCAAGATTAGCCCTAGCTCTACGCTCCGATAATTTAAATGCAAACTGTTTTGCATGATATGAAGCTAATTCTCTATCACTCCAGCTATTATCTGGTAATACCAACAAATGCTGTAGTGCTCCATGCATGATAACATTTTCTAATTCATCTAAAACTGTTTTATCCATACTTGTTGCTGATCTCAATGGTTTTAAACATACAATCATTCTTATATCATAAGTCTCAGCACTATCTGGTACTGGTGCTACTGAGAAATGATCGGGGTCTAACTGAGCTATATATCTAGGTTTTGCCCTATTATCAGTAGGTTGATTAGGCCATTTAGGGTATAACTCATATAACTTATCTAAAGTTACTGGCTCTAATATTTCATCATTTACTGTAGCTGTAATAAATGCATGTACTTCAGCATCTGATGGAGATTCATATGCATAATCGTGAGCTCCCACAGTCAAACGTATTCTTGGTTGTTCATACCGCCACGCTAGAGTACGTTCACATGCTTCTATCGCAGCATCTCGAACATAATTCTCTACAACAGGTGTCGGACATCCTGGAACACTTGGTAGTAATCTATTTACTATATCTGAAAAATTTCTTGTTCCTGCCATTATGTGAGGTCCTCCTCAATCTTTTGTTTGTTTACTGGCTGTAAACCTGCAGTTTCTGTATCTGTAAATATTCTATTAGAAGCAGAAACTCCTAATGCTTGTGTAAATGATTTCAAAAATAATTCTGCTCTACCTGAATTGACATGCTCGTTATCAATAGACTCAGCTAAATATACTGTCCCATCTACAACAGCTGGTAGAAAAGCATCTGGTAGTAAAGCTACTGTAGTTGTCCCATCATAAGTAGGAGGAGATTGAGAGTACTCTACTTTTAATACCTGAGAAGCTGGAGCTTTTGGGTATATAAAAAATTTGTTTGGGTTTCTAGCATGCCTCATAAAATTTCTACATGCACCTGCTGTATCATTAATCCATTGTGGATATGATTGATCTAAAATTTCTCTGTTTGTTTCTGTTACTCCGCTACCACCTACAACAGAAAATACTTCTATAAGTCTTATAGAATCACTAGGGGCAGATTGTAATACTTCATTTTCAGTACATGTAACTGTACCCATATATGCAAATAAATCTGGCCTCAATACTGAAATACGTTTAAGAGCTTGATTTGCAAACCCTAAAAGTACTGTGTCAGAATAACGTTGAGGAGTATTTTCATCCTGTATTAGTCTTCTAACTTCAGTAATGACATCATTTAAAATCATTTTAAAATTCTAATCCTTTTGTAGCTTCTTCAGCTAACTCTATATTAACAGCTTTTTTCTCTTCAGGAATCACTTCTGTTTTTAAATTTACCTTTGTTTTTCTACCTTTTTGTTTTTTAGGTAGGAATTTTTCTGGAAAAGCTTGCTCCTCAGTGACTTCTTCAGTTAATGGGTTATCTGCGAGTATTTGGTTCCACCCATAGATCTCACCATCTTTTGTATTTCTTAACCATCTTCCTGCCATTTTTATCTCCTTTTAGATAATCGGGGGGTTAAAGTTACCCCCCGACCATTGTTACGTTTTACTCTGAGCAATCAACCATTACTGCAGTTAAAGTCATAACTGCTGCGTCTGCTGCGTTAACAGTAGTCACATCAATAGTATCAGCTGCAGTATAGAATTTACCATGAGCAAGTGCTGCTGCACCTCCGGCATCATTGATATAAGCCGCAACTGCGTTGCCATTTACACCATCATGAAAACCATCTGGATCAGTACCGTCACCAACATCAATAGTTAGTGTACCGCCTTCAGCAGTTGTTACATTTAAAGCCACGTGAGTGACTAGAGTATTCGCTGGAACTCTAATTACTTCAAGTACATCACCTGCTGCAAGTGCAGTCAGACCAGCTGCTGCCCTTTCAGTAGTGATAGTAGCGAAGTTTAAGTCCACGCTAATGGTTGAAACTTTGTTGATACCTTTAGCAGAGTGTGCTGCACCAGTACCAAGTTTGTAACCTTTACCATCGTTATAAGTAGCCATCTAATTATCTCCTATGGTTATACAGTTACAATCATTGTAGCAAGAGCTTCTGGTTTAACGACTTTATAACCGTAAACTTGAAGGCCACGAATGATGTTACCGAAAGTTGTTTCTGAACGGATTGTCTCCATGTTTGTCATTTGTGACGCAAATGTGAACCCCATTGTGTGTCCACCAATTACGCTGAACTCACTTCCGTTCTTATATAGATTGTGACTTACATAAACTGTAAATCTGTCAATCATACCTAGACGACCATTTCTTAATGGTGAGTTTCCATCACCAGTAATAGATGCATCTTTAAGATCTGATTGCTTGATTAAGCCAGCCATTTTTGCAGGTATTACAAGAAAACGACCTGATTCTGGACAGTTAGCTTCATCAAGAACTGTACCCATATCGACAATTTTACCAATTACGTTTGTAGTGGTAAGTGCCTCTGGAGTACCTGCTACACCAAGGTCAATGTTACCAGAGATTGCTCCAGCTGTTTGTCCTTTGTTATTTGCAGATACGTCAGTTAACAAATCAGTTAATACTCTTTCATCAATTTTAATCTTCATACGCTCTGAAGCGTCTTTAGACCATTGATCCATCATAGCAATATCTGATTGAACTTCATCTACATCATCTTCAACACAAGCAAAATATTCACCTTTGTCGATAACGAGTTGTAGTTTAGCTTTGTCAGGATTCTCTACTGAAAGAGTTTGACCCTTAACATAGGTTTGAATTGTTATTTCAGGAGTTGTACGGATATTGACCGTATCTCCCATATTACGAATTTCACCTTCGTAATCGGTGTTTGAGATTGCTGATAATACAGTTGCATCATAGAAATTCTCGATTAATTTACCAGACCATATTTCAGGTATAAAATTACCTGTATAATTAGGATGACCTGATGATGTTGCAAAAGCCATAATAGCCTCCTTTTACTATTAATTAACTATGCGACCTTCTCGCTGTGCAGCGAAAATGTCACGTTCCATTCTGCCACGCTCATCATCTCTTCCCTTATACTTACCTGTTCTAACATCTTTAAAAAATTTTTCGATGTCTTTAGGTGAATAAGTTTTAGCATCATTAGTCACAGGTTGTCCAGCACGTCCTCGTCCCGGAGCAACTTGCTTTTGTAATTCAGCAGATTGCGTAGCATTTTTCTCACGAGCACTATTACCAATACCACTTACACCTTCAAAAGTTCTAAAGAAATTTATAACTCTACCAGCATCTAGTTTACGCTGTGCGTCTTCTAAATGTGTCTGGCGGTTAATACCTGTTAGTGGATCTATCTCTAAAAGCCAAGATTGAAAATCTGGATTGCTATTAGTCTCATTCCAATTAGGTATTTCATGGTTTAAAGTATCCCAAAACTGTTTTTCAGAACTAGTTTTTTGTTGCTGTTGAACTTGCTGTACTTGTGGTACAACACCTCTCAACGCTGCTATTTCTGCTTCCAGCTGTTTAACACGACCCAATTGTCCTGCTATTTCTTCTTTAGCTGCTTTACGCATGATTTCAATAGAATCACCATAGTCTTCCATTTCAGCATCAGTAATTAATTTTTCAACTGTTACTTCTTTTTCGACTGGCTTTTCTACTTTATTCATCTCGCCTAGTAAAGATTCTAACTGGGATACACGACTGTTTAATTCTCTGTTCTGTGCATTTAAGCTCGGAACTTCTTTATTATACATGCCCTGTAACGTTCTATACTTTTGTTCCCATGTTTCCTTTTTTTCTCCTTTGTCTGTTTCGCTGTGCTCTTCAGCTACAGACTCAGTTGCTTGCTCTTCGACACTGTCGGCCTGCGACTCAGCTACTACTTCAGTAGAAGCCTCAGCTTGTTTTTCTTCAGGCTCTTTTTCTCCTGATTCCAAACCAGCATTAGATTCTGCTGTTTCATTGTTGAGTTCTTTATACAATGCTTGTACATCCTCAGATTGTTTTTGAACTTGCTTTGGTATTGCCATAATGTTTCGCTCCTAACGGTATGCGTTAACTAACAGCTGTCTCATGACTTTGCTGTATTATCAGGGGACTCTTTTATTACTGTATATATCTCTTTCAAAACTTGACACCGCCCCTGTGCAAGTGACACGTTTTGAGTAACATTAGGTAGCTGCTTTAACTCGTGGTTTAACCATCCCTCTAACCATTCCAGTGTTTGAGGGTGTTGGCGTGCCATAATAGCTAAAGCCTTAATAACGTCTGGTTCTGGTCTAATCAAGATTGACCTCCAGTGTTACGGTTACTAACTGTGTTTGCTGCCATTCCACCTTTTGGGGAACCATCTGGTTGGGTTGGTGTTGGAGCTTGTTGCGACTGTGTCGCTCCAAACTGTGCTGCCATCCTTTCCTGGTATCGTCCTTTCTCCCTAGTTGGAATAATTTCATCCACAGGCATTTGCAAACTTTTAGCCACTTCTCTAAGAATAGAAGAGCGACCTTCCTTACCAACAATTTCCATATCAACTGGGTTGGCGGTTGCATTAAGGAATTCAATTCTACGAAGATTAACAGTTTCTTTAACTGCGAGATTAACTGCACCTTTTGGCAGAATCTCTACGTCTCCTTTAATGGATTCGTCTTCATCATATCGCATATTATACACAAACTGTCTGTGTACAACAGGTTTTATAATATCGGAATCTATATGCATAACTACTTGACGTATACCTTTACCTGCTGATCCCATCAGCATAGATAGTCCTGATGCTGTACGACCAGCACCTTTTACATTCAAATCACCATATACATACGATGGTATACCTGAATGATCGTCAGCTAGTTTACTAAATCTTTCATATACACTCATTAGTG